CGGGTCAATAGTTATTGTTCAGACTAGATGGTCTGAGAAGGACATGACGGGCCAATTATTACGTGCGATGGCAAAAGACCCGTTGGCGGACCAATGGGAAGTTGTGGAGTTACCGGCAATTTTTGAAGATGGGACTCCGTGCTGGCCTGAGTATTGGAGTTTGGAGGATTTGACTGCGGTAAAAGCGTCGATTCCTCCGTCTAAGTGGAACGCGCAGTATCAACAAAATCCTACGGGTGAAGAGAATGCGATCATTCGACGCGAGTGGTGGCGTGTTTGGGAGCCTGAAAAGATTCCGCAATTGGAATATGTGATACAAAGTTACGATACGGCTTTTAGTAAAAGGGAAACGGCGGACTATTCTGCGATTACTACGTGGGGTGTATTTTATCCGAACGAGGGTGGTTCGGGTCCCAACCTGATCTTATTAGATAGTAAAAAGGGACGTTGGGATTTTCCTGAGTTGAAACAAGTTGCGCTTGACAACTATAAATTTTGGGAACCAGATACAGTTATTGTTGAAGCCAAAGCTAGTGGTATGCCGTTGACACACGAGTTAAGAAATATGGGTATACCAGTTGTTAACTTTACACCGAGCCGCGGTAACGATAAGGTGAGTCGAGTACATAGTGTATCGCCATTGTTTGAAGCAGGGATGGTTTGGGCCCCCGACGAGACTTTTTCGGACGAGTTAATCGAAGAAGTGGCTGCTTTTCCTAATGGTGAGCATGATGATTTGGTGGATAGTATGACACAGGCGCTTATGCGCTATAGACAAGGAAACTTTGTACAACTGCCAACAGATGACTGGGAAGATGACGAAAACCATGCTAAAGTGAAAGCGTATTATTAACTTTTTTTTATGGAAGGCCTGCAAATGAATAGTGCCGCGGTAAATCTTGGAGCGGGCGGATTTGTCTCCTACTTTGAGGACGGCGGAGCTACGGTCGTTTTAGAAGAGGGTCAACCTGTTGATCCACAAATAGAACAAGAGTTCGATGAACGCGGTGTAGGTACTTTTTTCCTAGAACAATATACTCCTTTTGCTTCACCTCCTGAAGGCGGCCAGTTCGATGCCGACAAACAGTCTGAGATAAGAGCGTCTGGTAATCCGGGTTCCGCGGCCCGCGAAACATACTACCCGGAAGGTAATACTTTTTACGAAACCCTACAACAAGACTACGACTATCCGTTAGTTCAAGACCCTATAGAGGGTCCAAATCGTCATGGTCGGCCAGCCGGTCGCCAAGATTTACCCACCCCTCAAGAACTAGCGGACACTCGTGGGCACATGTTGGGTAGTGCTTTGATGGCCGCGGACTACGGCCCAAAGACCGCAATGACGGTAGGAAACCTTGGAGAAGATATTGGTTTCTCAAATCGCTTACACCGTGCTATGGATAAGCGGAACAATGCGGTAGGTATTTCAATTTTTAAAGCGGCTGGTATAGATGCGACACCTGCTCAGTTGGCAAAGATGGTGGACGCAAAGATATTTAAACAGCTAGATGTAATTATGGGACGTACTGCGAATGATCGTAGTTTTAAGAGTCCCGAGAAGGGCCCCGATCTCTATATACCCAGAGATCAGTACGGTTACTTCATATCGGAATATTAGGAGTAGCAATGGCAAATGGTAAACCAAACGCAGGATTGATGGACGTACCATCACAGTTAGACCCGGAAGATTTAGCGGCTGAAGTAGAGATTGAGTTGCCGGATAGTGCTAACGTGGTTATGGCAGACATTGAAGCTGAAGATGTTGGCTCCATTGAGATAAGCCCAGAAGATGATGGCGGTGTCATCATTGATTTTGACCCACAGGACCAGCGTGGTGTCAGTGAAGATTTTTATGCTAACTTGGCAGAAGAGATGCCAGACAGAGAGTTGGCACGTATTTCCAGTGATTTGTTAGGTGAGTTTGATGCTAACAAAGCAAGTCGCCAAGAGTGGGAAGATGCTTACACTAACGGTCTGGAGCTTTTGGGCTTTACTTACGATGAGCGCACTCAGCCTTTTCGTGGAGCCTCCGCAGTAACACATCCACTGCTTGCTGAAGCTGCCACACAGTTTCAAGCGCAAGCTTTTAACGAGCTTTTACCTGCTTCGGGTCCCGTCCGTACTGTAGTAATGGGCAAAGATTCGACTTCTAAGAACCAGCAAGCCAAGCGTGTACGTCAGTTCATGAACTACTACATCACGAGTGTGATGGAAGAATACACACCTGATATGGATCAGATGTTGTTTTATCTCCCATTAGCCGGTTCTACGTTTAAAAAGACTTATTTTGATGAAACGCTAGGTCGTGCGGTATCTAAGTTTGTCCCTGCGGAGAACTTGGTTGTCCCGTATGAGACCTCGGACCTCGAAACATGCCCTAACATTACGCAAGTGGTGCGTATGTCGCTTAACGATCTGCGCAAACGTCAGATTGCAGGCACGTATTTAGACGTTGAGGTTCTCCCTGCACAGAAAGAAATGTCTGATTTAGAGGGTGAAATGGACCGTATCGAAGGTATGGAGCCTAACCAGATAGATTATGACTGCACAATTTTAGAATGCCACGTTGATTTAGATTTGGAAGGTTACGAAGAGCTAGATACTGACGGCGAACCTACAGGAATTAAGATTCCTTACGTTGTAACGATTTCTGAGGACAACGGTCAAATTCTTTCGATTCGTCGTAACTACCAAGAAGACGACGAGTTAAAGAAAAAAATACAATACTTCACCCACTTTAAGTTTTTACCGGGATTTGGTTTTTACGGGTTAGGTTTAATACACACTATTGGTGGTTTGTCACGAACTGCCACAGCGGCTTTGCGACAGTTAATCGACGCCGGTACGTTGTCCAACCTCCCAGCAGGCTTCAAGGCCCGCGGACTACGGATCAGGGACGATGACGATCCGTTGCAGCCCGGTGAGTTCAGAGATGTGGACGCACCCGGAGGGGCTATACGTGACAGCCTTATGCCGTTGCCATTTAAGGGTCCTGACCAGACGTTATTTCAGTTGTTGGGCTTTGTTGTAGAAGCCGGTCAGCGTTTTGCGACGATCACGGACCTTAAAGTAGGTGATGGTAATCAGCAGGCTGCTGTTGGTACAACCATTGCTATGATGGAGCAGGGTACTCGTGTAATGAGTGCTGTGCATAAGCGTTTGCATTACGCAATGAGGCAGGAGTTTAAAATTCTTGCGCGTGTAATGTCAGAAAGTTTGCCACAACAGTATCCGTATACGGTGCCGGGTGGCGATGAAACTATCATGCGAGAGGACTTTGATGACCGTGTAGACGTAGTTCCGGTCAGCAATCCTAATGTATTTAGCCAAGCGCAACGTATTATTATGGCGCAGACTAAACTACAACTGGCGTCACAAGCGCCGGAGCTTCACAATTTAAACGAAGTGTATCGGGACATGTACGAGGCACTTGGCGTAACTGACGTTGACCGTATTATGAAAGCGGTTCCGACAGATGAGCCTGTACCTATTGATCCGGCACAAGAAAACATTAATGCTTTAGACATGTTAGAGCTACATGCTTTTGAAGGACAAAACCATCAGGCGCACATTACTGCGCACTTGGTATTTGGCGCGTCGCCCATGGTTGGTGGTATGCCGCCTGTTGCTATAAGCTTGCAGAAGCATGTTATGGAACACGTACAAATTGCAGCTAAAGAACAAGCCGCTGTTGCCTATTTACAACAAGTGCAACAAAAAGGTGGCCAACCTGCAACAGATGACGAAATGTTAGAAGTTGAGAAGATGACTGCTCAGTTTGTAGCAGAAGGCTTGCAGCAGGTTAAACAACTATCTGGCGAACTGTCAGGTGCTGGGGCCCCTGATCCGTTGGTTCAGCTTAAAGAGCAAGAGCTACAGATTAAGGCACAAGGCGATCAGGCCGATCAAGCGATTGACCAAGCCAAGGTTGAACTTGATGCACAGAATCAGCAGATGCGTGGTTCGCAGTTTGACAGGCGTTTGGCTTCACAAGAAGCACAAACACAGGCACGTATCCAGTCTGCGATGGAGCGTGAGATATTGAAACAAAGAGGAGATAACCAATGAAGGGTAAAGTAAAAGTAAACGGTTCAGCACCGAAAAACCCACCAAAGCCGGTGGAGTATGCACAGATTGATAAACAGGGTCGTATTCCCTACGGCAAGACTGCAAATGTCTCTGTACCAAAATCTGTTGTAGATTATAATGGCGCATCGCCTACCAAAAGAGAAACCGCTCGTGGCATGGGTGCCGCGAAACGTGGTGGTAGTTACATAGGTTGTTAAGATGCCGTTAAAGAAAGGTAGTAGCAACAAAACAAAAAGCCAGAACATCAAGAAGTTGATGGACGAAGGCTATGAACAGAATCAAGCAGTTGCTATTGCTTTGTCTAAGGCTGGGGAAACGCCTGCCAAGCGTATGGCACGTGGCGGAATGGTAAAGGGTTTTAGCCCAATTGCGCGGCCACAACGTTTTCAAGGAGTTTTTTGATGGCACGAAGAGGAAGAGGCAAAATAAAAGAGCCTCGTATACCAACAACTAAAACGGCACCAACCGTAAAAAGAACACCTATTAATGTTGCTGAAACGGGCATAGATTTTAGCGCGGTTATGCCGTCGCCAGTTGCTCCATCACCTGCTGTAGCGCCTACGCCTGCTCCACCTCCGGCGACTCCGGCACCTGTACCGGTTCCACAAATTGATCCGGCTGTTCTGGCTCAGATACAACAACAGTTTAATTTGCCAGCGCCTGTTGCTCCACCGGCACCGGTAGAAATAGCACCACCGCCTGCGCCTGTGGCACAAGAGTTTTCGTTACCGCCTCGGAGAATATCGGAACCTGTTTCTCAGCCAGCCCCTGTACCTGAAGCTGTTCAGCCACCGGCAGCAGTAGCACCACCTAGAATTGAAGAACCACCAAAGGCACCGGTAGCGCCTCCTGCACCACCGGTTAAAGTGCCGTTACCTCCTGTTCAAGATACAGCACCGGTAATGCCGCCTCCTTTGCCAACACCTGTAAATCCCCCAAAAGTTATACCGGGTGAGTCAGGCCCTATTATTGCAAACCCGAACGAGCCTATTGCTCCACCACCTGTTCAGGTTCCACCACCTGTAGTGCAACCGGCCCCGCCGCCTCCGCCACCACCGGCAGCGGTAGCTCCACCGCCACCGGCAGTACCTGAGATTTCTCCAGAGGTTTTAGCGCAGATACAACAACAATTTAATATTCCGGCTGCGCCACCGCAACCGCCTGTAGCGCCCCCTGTACAAGTGCCTCCACCGGTTATGCAACCTGCTCCGCCACCGGCAGCAGTAGCACCTCCACCCCCGCCTGTTCAGGTTCCACCACCTACTTTTGTAGATGAGTTTGAAGAGCCTTTGAACATGGACGGTATGCGTGGTGGTATTGGTAGTTTGCCGGAGGCTCCGCCAGAAGCAGTTGCTCCACCGCCTGTGCAAGTACCGCCACCTGTCGTACAACCAGAAACACCTACAAATCAACGTTTCACGGCAGAAGATTTGGTTAGCCAATACAATAATTCTCCGGGCGCACAGGACTTTAGCTTAACTGCTACATACGACCCTGCGACTAATACGTTTACTGAAGACGTAAGTGCTTTTGGGTTTGAAGGAGACGCTGCTACTAACACATACACTCCTGAAGAGTTTATAAATAAACTAGGTTATGAGTCGGCTAATACATCGTTTACGCCTCCTCCAGACGCCTTAGTAAACATGTATAACAACTCGCCGGGCGCACAGGACTTTAGCTTAACTGCTACTTATGATCCGGAAACCAATACCTACACTGAAGACGTAAGTGCTTTTGGTTTTGAAGGCGATGCCGCTACCAACACGTATACGCCTGAAGAGTTTATGGACAGGCTGGGCTACGGTGATCCGCAGCCTGCGCCTGAACCCGCCGTAACACCTACAATTGATCCGTCTTTGTACAGTGATCCTGAATTAGGTAGAGGTGTTGAACTCGGTTTTGGTGATACTCGTGGGGGGTCGCCTATGAGCCCCAGAGAACTAATGGGTTCTAACTATATTGAACCTAGAGATGGTCTCGGTCAGGTGCCTCCCGGTCAAAGAGTAGATGTAAGCGAGCCAACAGGCATTGAAACCATGGCCGAGTCTGTAGGACAAGGTGATTATCTTGGTGAAAGCACCGATACCATATCCTTACCTGACGGCAGCACCTTTGATCTAACTAACTTAGATTTAAGTGGTATCGACATAGGCGGATTTGGCAGTATGTCTGAAGGGTTTGACTTAAATAATGTTAATGTCGGCGGCGTAGACCCTTCTTTGTATAGCGATCCAGAATTAGGTGGAGGGACTCGTGGAGAACCTTTACCGGATACAAGGGGTGGCGGACCGGGCTTTGATCCATTTGCGGGCGTTACTGGCGGGCTTGGTCCCGGTGGTTACGGTCCAGAAGGTGGTGGTTTTTCACCGGAAACCGAACCAGCATTTAACCCGCCACAAGGCGCTGTAGATGAAGCGGTTGGCACTACCTACACCCCAGAGTTTGCATTTGACCCCGGTTTAGATTTTAGCGGCCTTGATCTATCAGGTTTAAACCTTAACCTTGGAGAAGGGTTTGACGCCAACGGTTTTGAAGGAGACTTTACCTTTGGTGGTCCCGGACAAGGTGGTCCTAACGGTGGACCCGGAATGGGCAATGGTCCCGGTAATACCATGGGTAATCAAGGCGGTGACCAAGGGAACCAAGGCGGTGATCCGTACAACCCCACCGTAAACGACACGGACAACCCGTATCCATTTATTCCGGCAGGCATTGACACCAGTCAGATGACACCGGACATGCTTGCAGGACTTAATACGTTTTATGAAAACGGCGGTGTTGAAGGACTTAACTTAAACCTCGGAGGCTTGTTCGGCGGCAGTTATACTGGACCGGTTGGCACAGGCTCCACGGGTGGCAGCTATACGGTAGACCCTGTAGACCCTGTTGGAGACTTAGGTGTAGGTGATGATACCGGCGACGCGAGCGACCCTATTGACGTGACTACACCCTATGTTCCGCCTAATGTTCGTTCAGCCAGTTCGTATGGTTTGACCGGAGTCACACCAACAAGGCCTGTTGGCCCTAACCCCTTCCAAAGACCCGAATCACAACAGGGGCTGGGTTCGTTAGCTGGGGGTGGTTAAAACTATCGACGACCTATGTAAAATTATGTAAAGTTAATTTAACTTTTTACTATTTTATGTAGGGGCAATTTTATTTGTTAGCTGAACTAGCCGCTTTTAACGCAGGCTTTGCCGTAGTAAAACAAGTCGTGGCTAATGGCCGCGATCTTTCTGATGCCATGGGCGCTATCGGAAAGATGGTGGGTGCCAAAGAGGACCTTAAACGTCGGGGCGATAAGAAAAAGAACAGTTTGTTCTCTGCGTTGGGTGGTAAAACAGAGGATGATTTTGAAGAGTTTATGGCTCTTGAAAAAATCAAGACAATAGAAACCGAATTAATTTCGATGATGCGCTTGTACGGTCGGCCCGGATTGTATGATGACTGGGTTCGTTTTCAAGCCGAAGCTCGTAAGAAACGTAGACAAGAAGCTTTGGAAATTAAAGCTCGTAAAGCTAGAAACATGGAATATTTAGGCTGGGCTATTGCAATTACCATGATCGTAGGTGGCTTTGTTGGATTAATGTTTTGGGTAAAATGGTTAGCCGCCTAAAAAGTAATAAGACTCTTTATTTATATTCCGTTTAGATATAAGATAAAATGTGTAAAGTCGCAGGAGGCTATTTATGTTACAGCAACTTATAGGTCCTGTTTCAGGATTGTTAGACAAGTTTATTGAAGATAAAGATCAAAAAGCAAAATTGGCCCATGAAAGTGGGACCATGGCAGAAAAACATGGGCAGGAGATTGCCCTTGCGCAGATTGCGCTAAATACCGCTGATGCTAAAGGTAACTTTTTCCAATCTTCTTGGAGACCTTTATGCGGGCATGTTTGCGTTCTTGGTTTAGCCGTCAATTTTTTAATTTCTCCAATTGCCGCGGGTTTTGGCATAACAGTGCCACAAGCGGACATGTCAGTAATGATGCCTGTGTTGATGGGAATGTTGGGTCTAGGGGGACTCAGATCATTCGAGAAAACTAAAGGTGTTGCTAAGTGAATAAGTTAAAACTCTGGGCACAAAAATTTAGCGAAGCGTGGACCGCTTGCATGTTGTGTATGGTTCAGGGTGATCTGACAGTGCTGACATTGAATCACGCACTTACCGCCTCTAAAACAGGAAGTATTGCGGGTATTGCTTTTGTAATTACCACTACGTTTGCTTCTATAAATAATAAGTGGGCTAACTTATGGCTTACAGGTTTGTTAACGATGTTGGCAGATATTGTTGCGCATCCCACACATTTTGGCCCTCAATGGGCAGAAGCGGCTTGCACGGGGTTAGGTGCGGCAATGCTTTGTTACTTATTGGAAAGGAAACAGAATGGCGTTTCGATTATCTAACCGCAGTCTTGGAAAGCTTGATGGGGTACACCCCAAGCTTGTCGAAGTTGTAAAACTTGCAATTACTTATACGTCTGTAGACTTTGGCGTAACTTATGGTGTTCGTTCTTTTGAAGAACAAGAACGTTTGTATAAGTCCGGGCGTTCTCAAACAATGAAATCAAAACACTTGGTCCAAGAGGATGGGTTTTGTCACGCTGTAGACGTGGTTGCCTATGATGGCTCAGACGTGGTTTGGGAAATAAACGTGTACGATGACATTTGTGATGCTTTTAGAAAAGCAGCAATAGAAGTTGGTATCTCAATAAAGTGGGGTGCAGCTTGGTCCGAAGGTGATATTCGCGGTTATGAAGGCACGGCAGAAGATGCCATGAACGCTTACATTGACTTGCGTAGAAGCCAAGGGCGTAGACCTTTTATAGATGGACCTCATTTCGAGATAATCGCATAAAGTAACACTTTGTCCTAGCACATCCTATACATACTGTGCTACGATAATATCGGACATTGTTTGATATTATGCGAGGGGTGAATGGAAGACATTTATTTGGCCGAGGCGGTTTTTAGAATCTTGAGAGAAAGACGCCAAGGTATAATAGACTTAATGATATATGGTAATGTTAAGTCTATGGAGCAATATCGTGAGCTTATGGGCAATCTGGAATGTCTAAATCACGTGGAACAGGAACTCAAGAGCCTGCTAGATAAACAGGAGCGATCTAATGACTAAATCTAAAATAGATTTGTCTGCCGCACCCAATGCTGCTTTTCAAATAGAAAGCGAATCGGGTCCGTCAGAACCAATCAAAAAAGCGCCAGAAAAGAAAGGCACTTCGCCTAACTTAGCGGACGCTTACACTGAAAAACCTCGTCTCAATCCTGAGATGATTGGTAAAACACTTCTGGATAGAATGCCGAGCCCTACCGGGTGGCGCATTTTAATTCTTCCGTATCAAGGCAAAGGGAAAACCGCAGGCGGTATTTTCTTACCCACCGATACAGTAGAAAAAAACCAAGTATCAACACAAGTTGGCTATGTCTTAAAGGTAGGTCCTTTGGCTTACAAAGATAAAGACAAGTTTCCAACGGGTGCGTGGTGCGAAGAAAAGCAATGGGTAATGTTTGCTCGCTATGCTGGTTCTAGGTTTCAAATAGACGGTGGTGAGGTTCGTATTCTTAACGATGACGAAATCTTATCTACCATTCTTGATCCTGAAGATATTCACCAATTAACGTAAGGAGAGATAATTATGGCTGATGCCGAAAAAGAACAAGTCGAATTAGACTTGGGGGATTCACAAGAAACTGAAGTAGAAGTTTCTGAAGACCTTTCAAATGATAACGACCGTTCGTCTAATGATGACGATCAGTTTCAAAAAGCTGAAACCTCTACACAAAAGAGGATTGATAGGCTTACCAAGAAAATGCGAGAAGCCGAGCGGCGTGAGCAAGAAGCTATACGTTACGCTCAAGGCGTTCAAAGCGAATCGCAACAAATTAAACAGCGTATGCAGACATTGGACACGAATTACGTGTCTGAGTATAGCAACCGTGTGTCTACGCAAATGCAGCAAGCAGAGTCTGCTTTAGCGAGAGCCATTGAAATTGGCGATAGTCAAGCCACCGTAGAAGCGCAACGTGCGCTGACTGGTTTAGCTATACAAGCGGATCGTGCAGCGCAAGCAAAAGCGCAATCTGCAAGGGCTCAACAACAAGCCCAAGCCGCGGCGCAGCAACAAGTTCGCCAGCCTATGCCTGCTCAACAGCCTAAAAGGCCAGACCCTAAAGCAGAGCAATGGGCCTTAAAAAATAGCTGGTTTGGCTCCGATGAAGCAATGACTTACGCTGCTTTCGGAATCCACAAAAAATTGGTGGAAGAAGAAGGATTTGACCCTCAGAGCGATGACTACTATACTGAGTTAGACAACCGTATTAATTCTAAGTTTAATATGGGTGCTACGGCTTCTAACAGACGACCCGCTCAGACGGTTGTAGGAGCCTCAAGAAATTCATCTGGGCGCAGTGGGAAAAAGGTTAGACTCACCCCTAGCCAAGTCGCAATAGCGAAGAAATTGGGTGTGCCGCTTGAAGAATATGCGAAATACGTGAAGGAGTAAAAGAGATGACTGACCAAAATAATGAAATGGGTACTACCATCAAACGTACTGCTCGCGCAAACGAAACTCGGGAGAAAAAGGCGCTTCGTAAGCCTTGGGCTCCACCGTCAATGTTAGATGCACCACCTGCCCCTGAAGGTTTTAAGCATCGTTGGATTCGCGCCGAAACGCGAGGATTCGATGATACAAAGAACATCAGTGCGAAAATGCGTGAAGGTTGGGAATTGGTCCGTAAGGATGAATACCCTGACTTTGAATCGCCCGTTGTCGAAACAGGTAAATATCAAGGTGTGTTTGGAGTAGGCGGACTGCTTCTTGCCAGAATACCGTTAGAAACCGTAGCCGAGAGGACTGATTACTTTAGTAAACGTAGTCAAGACCAAATGGAAGCGGTAGATCACGATATGATGCGCGAGAATGCACACTCAACCATGAAGATCAGCAATGCTGATCGTCAATCTCGTGTAACCTTCGGTGGTCCAAAAAGATAATGGACTGCCCTTATTAGGAGAAACTAAAAATGGCAAATCAAAATACTGCCTATGGTCTTCGTCCTATCGGGCTTACTGGCTCTGCGGCTAATTCTACTGGGGTAACTCAGTACGAAATCGCATCCAATAACACTAACGCTATTTTTCAATATGCTATCTGCGTCCCTCTGGCCGCAGGAACTATTGACCAAGCAGGTGCTACCAATGGTGGTACTACGCAAGCGTTAGGTGTCCTGATGGGGGTGGAGTACGTCGATTCGGTTTCAAAGAAACCGGTTTTTATAAACTACTGGCCCGGATCGGGTGCAGTAAGCGTTGACACAAATCATCCTGTGAAAGCGTTTGTTGCAGACAATCCAAACCAACTGTTCCAAGTAGCGTCTGACGCTTCTTTGACAGACAAAGCAACTGCTCAAGCCGCCGTCTTCGCGAATGCGTCTTTGGGTACTTCTGCTAGAACTGGTTCTACCGATAACGGTAATTCCACATCCGCCTTGGGCGTTTCAACAATTAATACTACTGCGACGCTTCCGCTTCGTATAGTTGGTATTATGGATGACGCAGGTAACAGTGATTACACTGCTGCCGGTATTCCACTTATTGTGAGACTTAACGCTCATTTCAATTCACCAAGTAGCCGTTTTGATTCGCAGACTACTGCGTCTACAACGGGCATTTAAGGAGGGCTAAACAATGGCTATTTCTCGCGCACAATTAGCGAAAGAGCTAGAACCCGGTCTAAATGCTTTATTTGGATTGGAATATAATCGTTACGAAAACGAACATGGCGAAATCTTTGAGGAAGAGTCTTCGGACAGAGCCTTTGAAGAGGAAGTGATGCTCGGCGGTTTCTCAACTGCACCAGTTAAAGGTGAAGGCACTGCCATCAACTTTGACGATGCACAAGAGACTTATACTGCTCGTTACACTCACGAAACCATCGCTTTAGCGTTCTCAATTACTGAGGAAGCTATTGAAGATAACTTGTATGACCGACTAGCGTCGCGTTACACCAAGGCATTGGCTCGTTCAATGGCTCAAACCAAGCAGATCAAGGCTGCCGCTATCCTGAACAATGCGTTCACGGCGGGTGCTTCTGCAATTGGTGATGGTGCAGCACTATGTTCTACGGCTCACCCAAGTTTATCTGGCAACCAGAGCAACCTTCTCGCCACAGCGGCTGACCTCAACGAAACTTCGCTTGAGCAAATGCTGATTGAGATTGCTGGTATGACCGATGAGCGTGGTTTGAAAATCGCGGTACGTGGTATGAAGCTTGTAATTCCAAAAGAGCTTCAGTTCATCGCAGAAAGAGTTCTGAACTCTAACTTGCGTTCGGGCACTGCTGACAACGATAACAACGCAATGAAGAACATGGGTATGATTCCGGATGGAGCAGTGGTTAACCACTTCCTGACTGACTCAGACGCATACTTCATCAAGACTGACGCACCTAACGGCTTCAAGTTCTTCAACCGTTCGCCAATTAAAACGGCAATGGAAGGTGACTTTGATACCGGCAACATGCGTTTCAAAGCGCGTGAGCGTTACAGTTTTGGTGTTTCTGACTGGCGTTCAGTTTTCGGTACACCCGGAGCGTAAACTGTGCTATAAAGGGGTAGTTGATTTCATATTGACTTCTCCCTGTAGACTCGGAAGGGGTAACGTAAGTTGCCCCTTTCTTTTTCTGTATTCTTATTGTATCCTGACAGTATCCCTGACAGCCGCATGGTGCGTCTGACATAACCCACGACAGGAGATACATATGGGTACTACAACTTTTTCCGGCCCTATTAAAGCTGGAACCATCAAAGAAACCACGGGTACGTCCCTTGGTTCAAACATTAAAAATACTGGCCAAGTCGTTATGGCGCAGACTTTTTCTACCGGCTCTCTAGCAGGTGGTGCTTCTGCGGCTAACGTCACTAACGTCGTTATTCCAGCAAATTCACAAATCATTGATTGCGTAATTGATTGTCCTACAGCAATGGGCAATGCTACTGCGGTATTGAGTGTTGGTGATACTGTAGGCGGTAACGCTACGTTTGTTAACGCTTTTTCAATCACTGTAGCCTCTGGTGCTGGACGTAAATATCCAACTACTGAAGCTGGTGGTGCATTGGCTTGGGCAGATATTGGAACCGCGGACAAGAGAATCACTTGGACAACTGCTGGTGCAACAAACGCTGGCGAAATTCGAGTAACGATTTTGTATCAGCAAAACGCTAACCTCGCTTAAAGGAGGTTTACATGGCTGGTTCTGATGTAAGAGCGATCCGTCTGACTGCCACCGGCTCTGCCGGTGTCGGTCCTGCCCGTATTCGTCAAGTTCAAGTTAAAACAACTACAGGTTCACCGCGCATCACTTTTACCAACGGTAACGGTGGCGCAACAGTGTTGGACATGGATTTGGACGCTTCAGATACACACTCCGTTAACATTCCAGATGAAGGTATAAGGGTCAGTGACGTTTATATTTCTGTGTTTACTGCGTGTACGTCTGTAACGGTTTTCCATAGTTAGAGGTATAAAATGGCATCTGATGTAAAAGCAACATACTTAACCGCGTCAGGAACCGTTTTTGCTGGTCGAACTCGCGTTAAAGCCATTCACTACCAGTGTGGATCAAGTCCCACATTAGTTTTAAAGAATGGGTCTGATGCTAATGGAACTACTTTCTTGACTTTAGCTTTTGCGAATAACACGGACGATAATGTTTACGTTCCAGACGAGGGCATGTTGTTCCCGGATGGTTGTTTTGCCGTTTTGACAAACGTGACAAACGCAACGGTGTTTTATAACTGAGGTTTGAGATGGCAACTACCAAAGACGTTACGAGAACTCCGTCAGGTCGCATAAAATATAGGGGTGAAACGTTTGCCGGATTCAACAAACCAAAAAGGACGCCGGGTAAAGCGAAAAAAAGCGCCGTCCTCGCGAAAAAAGGCAGCGAAATTAAGCTCGTCAGGTTTGGAGACAGTAAAATGTCTATCAAAAAAGACCAACCCGCCCGGAGGAAAAGCTTTAGAGCCCGTCACAACTGTGACACGGCGAAAGACAAATTTAGCGCCAGATACTGGTCGTGCAAAGCGTGGTGAGGATTGGATGACCGTGAAAGAAGTTTTAGCTAAGTTGGAGAAACACGAGGCTGAATGTAATCTTAGATACCAGAGGATAGAGGAGAGGTTAGACGAGCATAAAAGCTCGTTATCGGCCTTGGACGTTAAACTTTGGGCATTGGCGGTACTGATTATAATTGCACCTTTTGTGCAGAAATTTTTAGGGTGACGCTGTGGCTTACTCAAAAAAATCCAAAAAGGCTTCTTCTAAAAGCAAGGGAAGCAAGATATGCCCCAAAGGAAAAGCGTGGGCCGAACGTACTTTCGACACTTACCCTAGTGCTTATGCCAACATGGCAGCCTCTAAATATTGTAAAGACCCTAACTATGCAAAAAAAAGTAAG